CATGGCAAACTTCGAAGGCCCTCAGTTTACTTACAAGAGAGGCGGTGATTATTTCCTATGTGAATTTGCACCACGCCTAGCTAGAGACATGGCTAAGTACTTAGAAGAGGGTGGTAAGAAAGACCTAAGAGAGCTAGGTCAATGGATGTTTGATTGGAATGTGGCAAACGGATTAAGACAATATAAATTCCAATATGCAGCAGTTTTAGCAGATGTAGCAGATTGGTTTCCACAGTATGTTAACAAGGACTCAATGTTCTACTATGGTACGAATGCAATAGAATGTATTGGTTATCTAGCAGATCCTGTAGAAGGCAAGGGTAAGAAATCAGAACCTTTCCTAGATGCAGTGATGACAAAAATATATGAACAAACAGGCAGTCTTCCGTATAACGCAGAAGATGTAGCATGTGACTTTATTAGATGGATTGAAAACTATATGAGACCAGGAGCTGACTATGCACATATTGATATGGACGGAGTTTGGAATTCATCTACAATTATTGACCACCCATTCGGTAGACAAAAAGCAATGTTAGACTTAGGGCTAATAGAAACATTTAACGGAATGAAACACCACCCTTCTGATGATAAAATAATTGCAGAAGCTGGTTTAACAGTAGAAGCATATAAGAAAAAAGTAGCAGAATTATATGGGTAAAAGAGTAAAAGGAATATCAGTAGTTTTAGCGTCTTACAACTCAAAACCCCAATGGTTGATTGACTCTGTTGTTTCATGTCTATCAACTTATCAAACATGGGATGGAGAAATAGAAGTGGTTTTAGTTGACGACGGTTCTACAGATACCCTAACTAAATATACTCAAGATAAATTAAGTCAAGCTAAAGAAGTTAAATTAATTAGATTAGAAGAGAACATCGGCCTCCCGGGTGCTTTAAATCAAGGTATAATAAATAGTACACATGACTGGATAGCTAGACAAGACGATGATGATATTTCCCTCCCGGAAAGATTTAAAACTCAAGTAGATTTTATTGAAAAAACACCTGATTGTAAAATAGTAGGAACTCAGCTATATTTTTATCAAAATGGAAAAAGAAGTAAAATTACAGGCCATCAACATCTAGTAAAATCAGATATACTACATACTAATTCTAGACACTGGTTTTTTAACCATCCAACTTTATTAGCAGAAAAATCTATGTTAGAAGGGGTAGGAATGTATGATACTAACTTAAACGAGAGTTGGCAACCAGAAGATTGGGATTTATGGAGAAGAATTCTAGAGTCAGGTGTAAATATGTATAACCTACCTGAAAAATTATATGAATATAGAATTCATGATAGTAACAAATCACAGATCGGTATGCGGAAGAAATTAAATTGGATGGACTCTCAAATTAAACTATAAAATAATATGGCACACAATAATCACACAGAATTACTTATGAACCAGGATCTAAATCTAATGATGCCGAATAAACAGGCATGGTTGGATTTAGCAGGTGACTGGCAAGATCCATTCGAGGCTCCACAATTAGTAGACCATGATGGATTTAAAGTAGTCAGAGAAGACCTAATGGGTTTTGGTTCTAAATGTAGATTTGGAGATATTCTAGTTAGTACTTGTAAACAAGATACTCTAGTATATGTTCAACCTAGATATGGATTTGCAGGTATCTCACTTGCATATCTAGCAAAGAAGTATAATAAGAAACTTGTACTATTTAGTCCAAGTCAAAAAGAGATTTCAGACCACCAAGCCATTTGTGTTGAGATGGGAGCTGAAATGAAATTTAAAAGAATTGCAGCAATGCCAGTCTTAAATGCTCACGCTAAGAAATGGGCAGAATCAAACAATGCATTTTTTATTCCTTTAGGACTTCGCCATGAATTAGTTACAGCAGCCGCTGTGAAAGTCGCGCATGATCTTGCAGAGAAACATGGTTATCCAGAAGAAGTATGGTCAGCAATATCTACTGGCGTTCTACAAAGGTCTTTACAAATAGCATGGCCAGATGCTAAGTTTAATGGAGTTGCAGTAGCAAGAAATATTAAGAAGGGTGAAAGAGGTATTGCAGAAATTTGGTCTCACCCAAAAGCATTTACACAAGATGTAGATCCACAATATAATCCACCATTCCCATCGGCTATGAATTATGATGCGAAGGCTTGGGAGTTCATGACAAAGCATGGAAGTCCTGGTGCCTGGTTCTGGAATGTTGGTGGAGATCCTAAACCAAAAGATATTAACACAAAATCTTTAACAAAGTCCGAAAGAGCTTGGGGCGAAATACTTGAAACAGATAAGTAAATCTAACTATAACAATTAAATAAAAATATATGGCAAACGCAGATAACAAATGTGCAGATTTGGAAGTCCAAGACTTTCATTCAGAAGCAGAAGACACATTGGGTCTTATTTACAACAAACAAGTAGAATTACAAAAGCGTTTAGGCTTCGACTTTACAGGTTGGAATCTAAAACAAATTGCAGATTTCTGGTGTGTAAATAAACACGCAATGTCAGATGAATTAAATGAAATGTTTGATGCCCTTGGAGGTATCAACGACGGTATTGCCTCTGGTGCATGGAAATACTGGAAGAGTACTAATGCTCAAGCAGCCGATATGAAGATCGAGGATCTTTCTGAAGCTGATAAATTAGAATTATTCTACGAATGGATTGATGGTTTGCATTTCTACATGAACTTTGCAATTTCTATCGGTATGACAAGTAAAGATATTGTTAACCTGTACATGGCAAAGAATGCAGAAAACCATGACCGTCAAAACCGAGGATATTAATGCTATTAGATATTGAACAAAAAGAGAATGAGTTAATTGTATCTTACTTTAATAAAGAAGGTACAGTATCATTTAAACGCTATCCGGTAAAGCAGTTTCAAAATTGGGTCGTAACGAAAGATGACGACAAGTGGAGAGACCCAAACATTAAAAACTGGGATGGCAGAACTTTAAAAAAGTCCAGATCCAGGACCTTTAATAAGTTTTCATTACTTTATTTTATGGATTCTCTTTCTCAAGAAGATCGAGATGAGATCTATGAGTTCAATATGCCTCGCACTTATTTTGTTGATATTGAGACAGAGATTGTAGATGGTTTTCCAAAGCCTGAAGAAGCTAAGTCTCGTATATTAACTTTCTCAATTATCACCCCAGAGCGTAAAGCTATCGTTCTTGGTCTTGAAGATCTTTCTGCAGAACAGATCAAAAAGATTGAAGAAGATACTAATGCTCATTTTAAAACAGGTGATTATGACCAGGACTGGGAATTTAGTTATTACAAGTTCAAAGATGAATACAATATGTTGTATACATTCTTGCACAAGTTTTTACCTAAGTTTCCTATGATGACTGGTTGGAACTTTATCAACTATGACTGGCAATATATTGTCAACAGATGTAAAAGACTACAAATCGATTTAACCGATGTTGCTATCACAGGAGCATTAGATAAAAAAGATTCTAGACCTTTACATATGGGTATTTTAGACTACATGCAATTGTACGATAAATATGATAGATCTGGACATGTAAAAGAATCAAACGCATTAGCATTTGTATCTGGCGCAGTCTTAGATGGTATAAGTAAGATTAATTATAGTGGTTCATTACAAGACCTTTATGAAAACGATTTTCAAAAATATGTTTTCTATAATGTAATTGACTCGGTATTAGTTTACTATATTGACCAGAAGCTTAGGTCAATGGAAGTTCTGCTAACGTTAGCAACTATTACTAAAATGCCACTATATAAAGCTGCCTCACCGGTGGCTATTACTGAATCTTTAATCGCTCGTAAGTTAGCCGAACAGGATAAACGTATCGGCACCGAGTGGGACAGGGAAGATGGTAAGAAAGATGCAAAGTATGCCGGCGCCTTTGTTAAAGAACCTATAACCGGATATTATAGTGGAGTAAGTGCATTTGACTTTGCATCACTATATCCATCCGTAATGAGGCAATTTAATATTTCACCGGATTCGTTCATCGAAATTGTTCCTGAAGCAGAAGTCAAGGAACGTAGAAAAGACCAAGATGTTATAGTTTGTCAGAATGGAGTTGTTTATTCAAAAGAAGAAAGCGTTCTTAAAAAAATCTTAGGAGATTTATATGCTCAAAGAAAAGATTACAAGAAAACTTCTTATGATTATTATACAAAAGCTGACGAATTACAAAAAAAATTTAGTCTATAAATTAGAAGTTTATTAGCACTTGCGAGATATATAAATCACTAGCAGCGCTGCTAATAATTCAGATTAAAGATTAGATTAAGAGAGGTCTCACAAAGACCTTTTTTGGCCTTTATTATTTTAAAACTTAAATAACTAAAAAAAACAACTTATTAGCAATATGTCATCACTATTTACTGAAAGAATTCCCTTTAAGCCTTTTGAATATCCAGAATACTACACAGAAGGTTGGTTAAAACAAGCACAAGCCTTTTGGCTGCATACAGAAATATCAATGCAAGGTGATGTGAAAGATTGGAATGAAAATCTTTTACCACACGAAAAACATTTAGTAGGAAATATCCTTCTAGGATTTGCGCAAACAGAATGTGCAGTATCTGATTACTGGACAACAATGGTAACCAGATGGTTCCCTAAACACGAAATTAAGCAAATGGCCATGATGTTTGGTTCACAAGAAACAATTCACGCTACAGCTTATTCATATCTAAATGAAACTTTAGGTCTAGAAGATTTTGAAGCATTCTTACATGAACCTACGATGGCAGATAAATTTGACTTATTAACTTCAACTACAGCTGAATATACACATGAAGACTTAGCTAAAGATGCTAATGCAAGAAAAGAGGTTGCAAGATCTCTAGCAATTTTTTCTGCTTTTGCAGAAGGAGTTAGCCTCTATAGTTCTTTTGCAGTTTTATACTCTTTCCAAATGAGAAATTTATTGAAAGGTATTGGTCAACAAATGAAATGGTCAGTAAGAGACGAGTCTCTACATTCTAGAATGGGATGTCAATTATTTAAACACATGTGTCAGGAATATCCTGAACTGAAACAAGAGGTTTATGCTGACGTATTACAAGCAGCAGACTTAATGCGCCAAATGGAGCATAAGTTTATTGATAAAATATTTGAGCAAGGCGATTTAGATAATTTAAAAGCTCAAGATTTAAAAGAATTTATTAACAAGAGAACTAATGAGAAATTAGTTGAATTAGGGTACGAATCTGAATTCGAGTTTAATGAAGAACAAGCAGGAGAATTAGACTGGTTCTATCATTTAACAGGTGGACATACTCACACAGATTTTTTCGCAGTTAGACCAACTGACTACGCAAAAGCTGGTGAAGGTGAAAACTGGGACGAAGACGATTTATTTGATTAAATATTAATATGAAAGACAATAATAAAACAGTAAACCACGCAGAATACTTAGGCTGGAAATTAGGAGTTGATTTTCCAGAATGGGCAAATACTGAGGTTTATATTAAAACAATATCAGCAGGTTACTTATTTAATGGTGAAAAACCAAAAGACGCATATTGGAGAGTTTCGACTACAGTAGCAAGACGTTTAGGTAAACCTGAAATGGCAAGCAAATTTTTTGATTATATATGGAAAGGCTGGTTAAACCTAGCCTCTCCAGTTTTATCTAATACAGGATTAGAAAGAGGTCTTCCTATTTCTTGTTTCGGTATTGATGTTGCGGATTCTATCCATGACATTGGTTCTAAAAATCTGGAGATGATGTTACTCGCAAAACATGGCGGTGGAGTTGGCATTGGAGTAAATCAAATTAGACCCGCTGGAAGTAATATAGCAGGTAATGGAACAAGTGATGGTGTCGTACCGTTTTGTAAAATATACGACTCAACAATACTGGCAACTAATCAAGGTTCTGTTCGTAGAGGAGCAGCATCAGTTAATATTGATATTGAACACGGTGACTTCTGGGAATGGTTGGAAATTAGAGAGCCTAAAGGCGATGTTAATAGACAATCTCTTAATATGCACCAATGTGTTGTAGTACCAGATGGTTTTATGCAGAAAGTGCAAATGGGAGACCCTGAAGCGCGTAAGAGGTGGATTGGTGTTTTAAGAAAGAGAAAAGCAACAGGAGAGCCTTATGTAATGTTTAAGGGCAATATCAATAGAGCAAATCCAGAGGCATACAAGCAGAACGGCCTTAAAGTTTATATGACTAATATTTGCTCTGAGATAACCCTACATACAGATGAGTCTCACTCTTTTGTATGTTGTCTATCTTCTGTTAACTTAGCAAAATATGATGAGTGGAAGAATACCGATCTAGTTTATACTGCAACTTGGTTCCTAGATGGAGTGTTAGATGAATTTATTCAGAAGGCAAAATTCATGAGAGGTTTTGAGAATTCTGTAAGATCTGCAGAAAAAGGTAGAGCACTAGGACTTGGAGTTCTTGGGTGGCATACTTATTTACAAGAAAGAGGTATTCCATTTGAAGGTTTACCAGCTCAATTTGAGACTCGTAAGATTTTTTCGCAGTTAAAGACCGAAAGTGAAAAGGCTTCAAGAGATATGGCATTGGAATATGGCGAACCACTATGGTGTAAAGGAACTGGTATGAGAAATACTCACCTAAGAGCCATTGCACCTACTGTAAGCAACTCAAAACTAGCAGGTAATGTATCTGCAGGCATTGAGCCTTGGGCTGCTAACGTGTTCACAGAACAAACAGCAAAGGGTACATTTATTAGAAAGAATCCAGTATTAGAAGGCTTTTTAGCTGCAATTAATAGAGATACAAAACCAACATGGAATAAAATTCTAGAAGACGGAGGTTCGGTACAGGGTCTAGATTTCTTAGATGACCATTATGTACAAGTGGCTACTAATATTACTGTAAAGGATAATTTAATTTCTAAAAAGAAATTTGAGGCACTTCCAGAGTTAGAGCAAGATAAATGGATTCCAGCAAAAGATATATTTAAAACTTTTAAAGAGATAAACCAATTAGACCTAGTTAAACAAGCAGGTGTTAGACAACAATATGTTGATCAGGCTGTAAGTTTAAACCTAGCGTTCCCAACAGAAGCAGATACTAAGTTTATTAATAAAGTACACTTAGAAGCTTTTAAAGAGGGAGTTAAAACACTTTATTATATGAGAACAGAATCTGTGTTAAGAGGTGATATTGCGAAAGCAGCCACTGATCCAGATTGTGTTGCATGTGACGGATAATATTAGTTGTGGTTAAGTCCACTTCTTAGGACCGAGATAGTTCTCGGAACGAAGCCAGGAGTTCGCTACTACCTGGCTTCATCTTTTTTACAAGTTTATTAACTTTTTTTGGAACAAAACACAGAACCCCTGTATAAATAAGCACATTAATAAAGAAATGAACGATAAATCGTTAACAAAAATATTAAAGCAAACCTCCGATTCCGACTCGGCGGCTAATACTAGCTCATCAATTCCTAGAGTAGACTAGTATTTCAAATAATCAATAAACCAAATTAATTAACAAATGAAAAATTTTATTTTAACAATGACGCTTGCAGTTTTAACAACTTTAAGTGTAAATGCACAAAATGCAAAAGGTGACTGGTACGTAGGTACTGGCGATATTACTAACACGGCTTGGACTGAGTTATCAATCCAGCCAACAATTGGCTATGCTTTTTCTGACAACTATATGGTTGGAATGAATTTAACACAAGCAGACTCAACAGAAGACATGGTCTTAGGTCTAGAAGGAAGATATTTCCATAAAGGCTTTTTTGGCTATGTTGCACTAAACGACTTTGATTTCGATCAAGCTCAATTAGGTGTAGGTAAAATGTTTGAGTTCCATAAAGGGGCAATGTTTGTAGATCCAAAAATCGTTTACGATTTAGGAGCTGAAACTACTAACCTTCAAATCGGATTTGGCTTAAAATTCTAAGCTAATCAGATTTGGTTTGAAATACCCAGGGTTTCTAGGATCCCTGGGTTTTTTATTGAAACTAACTAGTACTTTACTATATAATTATCAAACAAAAAATATACTTAGATGAAATTACAAATTGATCGAATTGACCAGCACGAGCTAACAGGGTTTATTAACCGTGTAAAGCTTATTGACTCATTTGTCTATATGAAAATTAAAGATGGACAAATACATTCTGCAGTTTATCTACCACAGAGAGACGCAGTAAAATCACATAATATTCCATGTGATAAAATCTTCCAAATCAGTGAATTTCCAGATACTGATAAGGAAATGAAAGTAGCTTTCTTTGAAGGAGCTAAAGTAATTGATGCAATTAAACACTTTGAGCATGATGCTATCAAAGGTGAAATTGAGTTCTTAGAAAACGAAAATGAGTTCGTTGCATCTACACTTAGAATCTTTAATGATGAGTTAGAAATTACTCTATCTTGTTCAGAGCCTTCATTAGGATTTAAAGACCTAACACCGGATCAACAAGCAGCTATTTTCGCAACTGACGATACTAAATTTAGTTTTACAATGGATACGCATACTATTAATAAAGTTAAAAATCTATTTGGCTTAGATAAAGATGAGACTTTCAGCGTAAAAGCTAATGGCACAGGAGTTGCAGTAAGTGGGAAATCATTTAACGCTACAATTAATCCAGAATCAAATGGATCTGGAGCAGTAACAGTTTACAAGAAATACTTAAACCTTTTAGATAAAGAAGAGCAAACAGTGCATATTTCAGATTCTAAAATCGTATTTGAATCTACAGAATCTAGTACATTACTTACAGTATCAACTTGTCAAACTGCGTAATAAATGGATGTTACTGCATTAGAAAATAAACCAACCGATCAACTAAGTAAAGAAGATGCGGAAGTGCTTGTAAAACATTACAAGCAACTCTCCGCTAAGTATACTGCTTATGAACAAGCTGTAAAACTTACTCTTAACTCTATTTATGGTGCATTCGGTAATAAGTGGTTTCACTTTTTTAATATTGATATTGCAGAGTCCATTACTAAACAAGGTAAAGATGCTATTCTTTATTCCGAAACCATCCTTAACAAATACGTTAATGATTTTTGGCATAAAGATACTAAAGTACACGAACAATTCAATATTAAAGTAAAGGGTAAAATTGAAAAACCTGCAGTAATTTATATTGACACAGATTCATGTTACGTTCAGTTTCAAGACCTTTATGAATCTATTATCTGGGAAGATGAAGATAATGTTTTACCTATTGATGAATTTATCCTAGCTTTCTATGCATTTAGACTTCAAGACTATATTACTAAATGTATGCAAAAATATGCTGATGTATCTAATACTGATAACTTCTTATTCTTTGAACTAGAATCTCTTGCCTATAATGGTATTTGGATGTCAAAGAAAAAGTATATTCAAAATATAGCATGGGATGATAAATTAGAAACTACTGATAGACATCCATCACTTAAGAAAGTAAAAACAATCGGCTTCGATACTATTCAATCTTCTACGCCAAAGTTTGCAAGAGAGAAATTAGTAGAAGCACTTAGAATTTTATTCAGATCACAGAAAACACCTGGCGCTGAAGAGCTACAACAATTAGTTAGCTTTATGAAAGAGACTAAAAAAGAATTTGCATTAGCAAATATTGACGACATCTCATTTAATAGAAGAACTAATAATATTGAAAAGTATATTGTAGATGACCAAATTGAATTTCAAGTAGGACTAAAATGTCCAGCTAATGTAAAGGCAGCAGGTTACTATAACTATAACTTGAATAACAATTCTAAATATAAAAACAAATATAAATTGATTGGTAACGGTGAGAAGCTTAAGATCTACAATTGTAAAACTCCAATCTCTGAAGTATTTGCTTATTTACCAGGTGAACATCCTTATGAGATCGCACCTAAAGTAGACTATGATACACAATTTGAAAAGTGTATGATTGACCCACTTAATAGAGTATTAAAAGCTATTAAATTACAGACATTAGACACTAACCTGATTTATGCATCAGCATTATTTTAAAATTATGACAATAGAACAAATTAACCAACTAGTAGAAAAATTCCCAAACGATATGCAATTAGGAGAGGCAGTTAGAAGAGCCTATTGGGAAGTTAAAAAATTAAAAGAAGTAGAAAACCCAAATCAACTAGATATTTTCAATGATGAAGGTACTAGGGACGATGCAATATTAGGATACGATTAATGGCAGAAGGAATTAATATAGAGGATTTACCAAAAAATCAACAAAAGTATATTCTAGAATATCAAAGAATTTTACATGGTTTAGCAGATATTCAAGTAAATATCGACAGTCTTTCTGATAGAGCTAAAGAGCTTACAAAAGAGCTTAACGAACTTAGGGCTAAAGAGAAAGAAGAGTTTGGAGACGATAACGTACTAGATAAGGTATAGGAAACTATATCAAATACTACCATATAACAATAAATAAAAATAATAAAATGGCAAAAAAGAAAACATTTAGTTTTGATGACATTAATAAAGAATTAGCGGACCTTAATCCGCTAGGTTCCGTTATGGAACATTCTAATTTTAGTGAGGTTACAGAATGGATTGACACTGGTAACTATCACTTAAACGCATGTGTCAGTGGTTCACTTTTTAGAGGTTGGCCTAATAATAGATCTTGTTCAATTGCAGGTCCTTCAGGAACTGGTAAAACTTATTTGATTCTAAACTCTATTGCAAGAGCAATTGATATGGGATATAGTGTTATTTTTTATGATTCAGAAGCAGCAGTTGATAGAGAACTAATGAAGAAGTTTGGTATTGATACTACTAAAGTCAATTACCAACCATGTAATACTGTACAAGAGTTTAGAACTTCTGTAACATCTATTACTTCAAAAATGCAAGAGGTAAAAAGAGCTGGTGGTGAAGTACCTAAGATTATGATTATCTTAGATTCTGCTGGTAACTTAGCAACAATGAAAGAGATTGAAGACGCTAAGTCAGGTTCTGAGAAATCAGATATGACTAGATCGAAAGTTCTTAAATCTATCTTTAGAATTATTATGACACCACTTGCGGATCTTAAGATCCCATTCTTGTTTACTAACCATACATATCAAACACAGTCATTTATTTCCCAGACTGTAGCAGGTGGTGGTACTGGACCAGAATATGCAGCTTCAATAGTTTTATTCTTAGGTAAAGCTCAGTTAAAAGAAGGTGGTGAAAAGACTGGTATTATTGTAACAGCTAAACCAAATAAAAACAGATTTGCAAAACCACATCCAATTAAATTTCATTTACACTTTACAGAAGGTATGAATAGATTTGTTGGACTAGAACAATATATTGATTGGGAAGAAATCGGTATTGCAAAGGGTAGTATTGAAAAGGGAGTTAAAACTCCTAAGGCTACCGCAAGGGGTTGGATTTGTAAACATCTAGATGAAGCAGTACCCAATTCTGAATTTTTTACAGATAAAGTTTTTACTCAAGAAATCTTACAGAAAATTGAAAAGAAAATTCAGCCACTCTTCAATTACAGTACAGAACATAGAGAACTTGATATTGACGAATTAATAGAGCTAGGTGAAACTGAATAAAGATAAACTGCCAATCAAGTATATCCTAGGGATAGAAAAAGATTTACCAGATTATCCAACCGCTCTAGATGTTTTACAAGCTGAAGTAAAACTATGTAATAGAAATCCTGACAGATATAAAGGTAGCTTTACCTACCATGCATTAAAAACTTATAGATTCCCAGATTCAGATCATACAAAGATTTTAGAGTCTGCAAAGGAATTAGTTACTATGGGTTTATGCGAACAAACAAATGAAGAGCCCGGTAAAGAGGCTTTTAAAATAATAGTTAATCCATTTGAATAAAAAATAATATGCAGTTCGGACAAGATTTTGAAAAAATATTTTTTAGACTTTCATTAGAAAAAGTTAAATATCTACAAGCAATTAAATCAGGCTTTTATACATCAGAAGAAATTGATGCATTAAGCTTTTTAGCTAATAAGTTTTATACTAAATTCAATGAGACTCCTTCTAAAGAGCAATTAGAACTTCTTGTAAAAAACCATCCTAAATCTAAAGAACGAGTTAGTGAAAATATTCTTAATATTATATTTGAGGTAGACTTAAATAAGTATGATGAAGAGTGGTTAACATCTACTGCAGAATCTTGGATTAAATGGAGAACATTTAACACTTCATTTACAGATACAATTGAATTTATTAAAACTACACAGGTTACTCCAGAAAATGTAGAATCAATTGTAACCAAAGTAAAAGGTATTATCAATGATAGAAATAATCTGACATTTAATTCAGATCTAGGTCTAGACTTCTTTGATTGGGAAGCTCACGATCAGAAAGAAACTGAAAAGGTAAGTACAGGTTACAATTTCTTAGATGATATGTTAAGTGGTGGTTATGACAAAGGTGGTAACTTAATCGTTTATGCAGGTGAACAAAATATTGGTAAGTCTATTTACTTAGCGAATGATGCAGCCAATTTCGTAAAGATGGGAACTAATACAGTAGTCGTTACTGCAGAGATGGCAGCACATAAATTTGTAAAAAGAATTGGTTCTAATCTACTTTCAGTTAACATTAATGAGTATGCAGAGAAGGCTAAAAATAAAGAACATATTAAACGTAGGTTAGAAACTGTCGGCGATGGATTTACTCCTCCCGGTAACCTATATGTAAAACAGTTTCCTACATCACAAGCTACAGTACTAGATATTGAAGCTTATGTAAATCAAATTGAAGAAGAAAGACAAATTAAAGTGGGCGCAGTTGTAATTGACTATATTAATATCTTAGCCAATTATCGCAACCAAAATACGGAGAATACATATATGAAGATCAAGCAAATTGCAGAGGACCTTCGTGCTATGGGTATTCGTAATGACTGGTTGATCGTAACCGCAACCCAAATAACAAGATCAGGCTATAATGCATCGGACATAACTATGACTGACATCGCAGAATCTGCAGGACTTTCACATACAGCAGATGTAATGCTTGGTATTATTCAAGACGATTTAATGAGAGCTAATCAAGAATACTGGTTAAAAGTATTAAAGATTAGAGATGGTGAGGGTAAGGGAACAAAATGTAAACTAAATATAGATTGGAATTATATGAGGCTTCAAGAGACACATGAAATGTCCAACTCAAATATTCATTCAATATAAAATAATAAACACACTATGGCAAAAAATGATAAAATTTTTAATAATAATTTTGACACTCCTGAATTTGAACTAGGTAATATTAGCTTTGAACTAGACCCTAGTATAAAACAAAATCAAGATGAAGAAGAAAGAATTCATTTTGATATGATTGCCAGGAAAATTCATAAATTAATTGGACTTTCTAGGTTTAAAGTATTTAACGAAGTAGATGAATTAGGTAAATGTAATAAACTTAGAAAAAATGATATAAATGAAGTTTATGGATATATTGTAGATGAAATGGGAGCGAAATGGTCTAGGATTGATATTTTTAGTGAAATGTGTGTTTATTTTGATATAAAACCTACAAAATTTTATAGTTCACTTTCAAATGTATATAAAGAGGATTTAATACAAGAGCTAGATCTTAAAACTGGTATTTTAGAAAAGAAGAACATTAAAAAGTTATTTTAAATGATTGAACCTAAGGTAATTAAACAAGGAGCCAAAAGAGTATGGGTCCTTGGAGACTTACACTTTGGTGTAAGAGCAAACTCGGTCGAGTGGCTAAATATCCAAAAAGACTTCTTCGAGAATATGTTTATCCCAACATTGAAGAAGCATGTACAACCAGGTGATGTATTAGTACAAGTAGGAGATACCTTTGATAATAGACAGTCTATTAATATTAAGGTATTAAGCTATGCCGTGGATCTATTTGAAAGACTAGGTCAGATTTTGCCATGTTATGTAATTTGTGGTAACCATGATATTTGGGCTAAAAAGTCAAATGATATTTCATCAATCGATAGTTTAAAATGGATTCCTAATGTACAGGTTTACAAAGAGCCAGAACTTTTAAATTGGTCTGGTAAGAATGTATTATTAATGCCATGGAGAAGAGATGCAGAACATGAAGCAGAAACTCTAGCAGATTATCCACAAGCAGATATTGTATATTGTCACTCAGAAGTTAGAGGTATTTACCTTAATGCTAAAGTTAAGAATGAGCATGGTACAGATTCTAACATCTATGACAAATATACAAGAGTTTACTCTGGTCATATCCACTTCAGACAGGAAAGAGGTAAACTACTAATGGTCGGTGTACCATATCAATTAACAAGATCCGATAGAGATAATCCGAAAGGATTTGATCTAGTTAATCTAGAAACAATGGAAGAGACTTTCTTTGAGAATCATATTTCCCCCAAGTTTTTAAGATACAATATTAAAGCTCTATATGATATGCCTCTTGGCAAGTTTAAGGAGCAAATAGAAAATAACTTTGTAGATCTATTCGTACCTTCACAAATCGCCACAACCAATGCATTGAGCCAGTTGGTTAATGAGATACAACATATATCAAGAAAATTAGAGCCTAATATTTACGAAGAAGATTCATATATCGATAAAGACTTTTATGATATAGATGAAATTGAAGAGATGTATAAGAATTACAATATTCTTAATCTTTGTAATATGTATATTGATAGTATGAAACAAGACGATGATTTGACGATAAGACTAAAGAGCAAGTTAAAACAATTGTATACACAATGTGCATATAACTACGATACTGACAAATAATGAGAATAGACTACATTGAATTTAAGAACTTTGCTTCCTACGGAAATCAAGTACAGAGAATAGAATTTAAGAAAGATACCTCAGAGCTATTTTTAACTCTAGGTAAAAATGGCCATGGTAAAACTACTATTGCTAATGCAATTATTTATGGTTTATATGGAAAAGTAGAAGGTGTTAAATTAGCAGACTTACCTAATCGAATTAATAAAGAACTGCACGTAAAGATTGGTTTACAATGTGGTACTATGGCTATAGAAATAGAGCGAGGTATTGCACCGAATAGATTTAGTGTTTTAATTAATGGGGTTGAATTTGATAAAGCAGGTAAGAAATCTGTACAAGAGTATTTAGAAGATGAAGTATTCGGTATTCCATACCACGTATTCAAGAATATAATTATTCTATCAGTAAATGATTTTAAATCCTTTTTAACTATGTCTAATCAAGATAAGAAACAGATTATCGATAGAATGTTTGGTTTCTCTATTCTTAATGATATGCAAAGGCAAATCAAAGATGAACGTAGAGATATTAAATATGATATTGATGCTTTTGATGCTGAGTTAAATGAGATAATGAATTCAATTGGATCAGTTAAAGGTAAACTAAATACTTTATTAGAGGAATCTAAAACTGTAAATAAATCTAAGATCCAAGAATTAAAAGATGAATTAGTAGCTCTTCACGAAGTAGTATTAGATATTGAAGCTAATCGTAAAAAAGAAGAGGGTGCAATGAATACCTTCAATACTCAATATAACGAGAAGCGTACAGAAGCTGGAGATATTAAAAGAGAGATTGATTATCTAAATAAGAAGTTAAAGTTATATGAGAGTGGGCATTGTCCAACATGTGAAACTAAGTTAACTTCAGATTGGCATAAAACGCAGAAAGTAGAATTTGCAGATAAGATAGAATCTAGTACAGATCAGATCAAATCAATTAAGGCTGAGATGGATGAATTACAAGAAAAAGTAATTACAGCAAGAGAGACTAAGTTAGAACTAGAGGGTCAGATCTCAGATAATAAAGTAACGATGCGAGGACTTAAAGGAGAACTCGTTAAATTAAAAGATACTCCAGAAGGTTCGGACTTCGATCACTTAAGAGGTCTTATTACAGAGTTTGAAGAGAAAGAAGCTGAGAAATCTGCAAGTAAAGATGGACTAAATGCAGACTATAATTTTATGGAAATTGTAGAAAATATATTAGGTGAAGATGGCGTAAAGAATCTTGCAGTTAAAACTATCCTACCAGGACTTAATACTAATATAGCTGCAATGGCACAAACGATGCACTTGCAATTCCATATTAGATTTGATGAGAAGTTTAATTGTATTATTAATCACTTAGGTGAAGATATTAATCCAATGACACTTTCGACTGGTGAGCGTAAGAAAGCAGACTTTATTGTTATTATCGCAATCATTAAAATCTTAAAGTTAAGATTCCCACAACTAAACTTATTGTTCTTAGATGAGTTATTATCTTCAGTAGACCATGATGGTGTTTACAATATATTAAAGATTTTAAACCAAGTAATTAAAGAGCACGAAATAAATACCTTTGTAATTAACCACTCTGTTTTACCACATGAGATTTTTGATAAAAAGATTGAAATATATAGAGAAAATGGATTTTCTAAGTTTACGATAGAGAATATAGATTAAAAAGATATATAAACTATATCATATAAATAAGCAGATATATAAAACAAATAAAATATTTAAAATATGGCACACTACGCATTTACACAAAATGATACAAACATTGCATCTGTAGCTCAGCATGGAAATGCAACTGACGGATATGTTCAAAGAACTGAAAGTTCAATAAACTTTACAGCTACTGGCCTTACATGGCACCAGGGTGCAGAAGACGAAGGTCAAAACGGCGCTGGAAATCATATAGCATTTCCTGTTAAAACAGGCGTAAGAAATACATATGATAATAATGGCAATCCTACTCCAGCATACATTGGATTTAAACATGTTGCAGGAGATATGCAATTTATTCGCAAATGTGAAGAAATTTCTAGAGAACCTTTTATATCCGGAAGTGCACAATCTTTTGGTGGCGATGTTGATGCTGCTCTGGCATGGTTACAGGGTAAGGGTTTTTGGACAAACTTTACAGGATCAGTAGCACAAGATAACGACAGTAACCTAGGAGCCTAGGCTATGGTGCTGATGCTGGATAATATAAACTAATTAAAGATAATTAATGGCAACTTACAATCTTAAATTTAATAAAGATGATTCCGTTGTTAGACATATTGTAGTAGGTTTATTAGCAGATTTAAATAGTAAACTAAGTTTTTGGAGACAAGTTAGCAATGATGAAAGATCGGTTGTTGATGTCCCATTCTTTTATGCAGTGTCTGGTGATGAAAATTTCTTAAAAGATAGCTTTTTATTCTCAAATGTAAATGGCACTGGATGTGATCCTGATGGTGAATTTGCAGATGGAAATTATGATAAAGTACCTAGAGGTATTGTTAATTTAACTTCGTTTGCAGTAGATCCTGGTAAGTTAGTCAATAAAAGAAATTTAGGTAAGTATGCCATGATGAATGAAGATGGCCTAATGGAGGGCTATGTTGCAGAATTCGAAATGATACCGTGTGTAATTGGAGTCGATATTGAAATATTAGTATCAAGTCAATTAGATTTATTTAAAGTAACAGAGGCTATCGTTAAAAAAATGTATAAGGCTAATTTTTATCATATTGACGCTGGCCATTTAGAAGAAGGCACCTATAGAATTTCATCTGAATATCAAATGCCAGATGATTATACCCAAGAAAGACCTGTAGAATATAGCTTTGATGATAAAGCAAATCATAAAATTACATTTAGTTTAGATATTAATTCATTTATTCCTTCATTTGATTTTGAAGAAGATACTTATAGAAAGTTTACAAGGACCGTATACGAAAATGGTATTTGTGGAAATTATGGAGATCCTAATAGTTTTATAGAACCAGACTTTATACCTAATATTTATTATGATAGCTATTATCCTGCAAAATGGGAATCTAACGGACAAGAGTGGATTAAAGTAGAAGAGGGTAAAGATTGTACAGATCCTAATGTATTAGCATTTTTAGGTGGTTTAGTAAGCTCTGATTCTCAAATTAAGAAAGTATCAAGAAGAAGAAAACAATCAAATAGAATGTTTAATATTGGCAATACAGAGACCTTAATAGGTAAGCCAATTGAGAAAGATAGAACAATGCTAGGAGATAATTATACAGTTGAAGGAAGTGAATACCCATTTGGTGGTAAAATAGATGAATAATTTAACTGATATATAGTATAATAGAAATAAAAACAAACAAAATGACAAATTCAAGAAAAACAGTTATTTCACCTACAGTTGAAGAAGGTTTTGGTTATATCTTTAACGTAGCTGGAAAGAACTTCAAGATTACAGGTAGTCATATTCAAGAATCTAATTATACATCAGAAGTTTTTAATAATCTTTTAAAAGCTAAAGATTTATTTGAAATAAATGAAAATGGTGTAACCTTTTATTATGATTTTAAAAATAAATCAGTTATTAACAATATAGAGAAAGGTTCTTTAGATAATTTTGACAAATTTAACGAATTAAGTGAAAAATTAGACTTTTTAAACGAAGAGGCTAAAAAACTTAGAGTTTCCGGAAAAAAGGAAGCTGTAAAATCTATTAATAAAGAGATAAAATCTACTAAAGATTCACTTAATAGTGTTAATGAATCTGCTACAACTATTAAATTCCACTGGAATAAAGAATCATATTATGCAGGCAAAATAGAATTTGCAATGGCTAAAGATGAGTCTTTAACAGAAAACGTATTTGCTGCCGGTTATATTAAATATGAAGATAAGTCAGTTTTTAGATTATTTGAATTAGCAGCAGAAAATTTTAAATCTTTTGTAGAGCTAGATTTTGTAAAAGAGTCTGTAAATAACGATATTAAAGTTTACACAATGAAAGCTGAAAATAATGTATTTATTTATAGAGTAAATGAAACTACTAAAATTTCTCAGTTTAAAAAATTATTAGCAGATGCTGCAGTAGAATATGTAGCAGAACAAACAGGAGATGATATTACAGAATTAGTAGAGTCTTTATTAGAATCTTTATCAGAAAGAAGAGCTGCTAAAAACGAAAAGATTAATCTTTACAATGAGATGTTATCATTCCTACACGATCAAGTAGGTAGATTAGCAGAAGCTGATAGAAACTTACCAGATATTAAAGCTGCGGATAACTTATTAAAGTCTGAAATCAAAAGAATTTCTGAAGTTTTATCTACTGCACAAAATGAAGATATTTTAGATATTGAAGATGGATATGTCTCTGCTCAATTAAAAGTAGAATCTGATGGTTATCCAAAAGACCAGGTAATGAGAGTAGACGCTCTTGAATATAATAATGCAGGAAAGAATGATATACTTACAGTATTCATAAAAGATGAGCCTGCAAGAATTGAAAAGTTTAAAATTGCTTTAGATTCTAAAGATGCATTTTAATTAAACTTTCTTCCTAAATCCCATTAAAAGCCCGTTTCGAAACATTCGGGCTTTTTTTCATATAATAGTAAATTAAACAAAGCAAACGTGCCAAGAAAAAAGAATTATCTAAATAATAAAGATCTATACAATCAGATTGTGCAGTCTTTAGAGGATGATAAGTTAACTAGGGATGCTGAAAAGATGTTAATTCTTTTAGCAGAGAGGGCAATAAGAAAACTAGTTTATGTAAATAATGATGATAGAAATGATTGTCTACAATTTGCAATACTAGACCTCTTAAAATACTGGCGTAACTTTAATCCTAAATATACTAACGCCTTTGCCTATTTCACAGAGATAGCAAAGAGAGGGTATGCGAAGGGCTGGAATAAAATACATCCTACAAAATATAAGAATACTATGTCAATGGATAAGATTAATACCAATAGTGGATCAGAAGGAGGAATGTTTAATATCTAATGTCAATAAAAAACTTAAAACCAACTGGGAATTCAGGATTTGTACAAGGCTATTATGAGCCTCAAAATCCTGAGAAATATATCGGCCCAACGCCGATCATTTACCGTTCCTCTTGGGAAAGAAAGTTTTGTATTATGTGTGATACTAAAGATAATGTATTAAAGTGGTCAAGTGAACCTGTAGAAATTAAATATATTTCTAGACAAGATAATAAACAACATAAGTATTATCCTGATTTCTATATGAAGACTAAAAATGAAGAAGGTATTGAAGAAGAGTTTATGGTTGAAATAAAACCAGAAGCTCAAATTAAAAAACCGCTCCCTCCTAAAACAAAATCTAAAAAAGCTCTTAATTCATATAAATTTTTAGCAGAACAATACGTTAAAAATACTGACAAATATAAATACGCACAGGCATGGTGTGAAAGTCGTAATATGAGATTTATTGTATTAACAGAAAAAACACTTAAATAATGGGAGCTATTAAAAAAGGTATAGGAGAATTAGCAAAGGAATCTGGTGGTAAAGCTAGAGCCAAGACTGCTGCTGAATCTTGGTTTGAAGATTCAAAAAAGTCTATTAGAGAAAATGCAGTACAGAGTACTGCTAGAAGATTTAGACCTGGACAGATATACGTATTTAGATATGATACGCCAAAGTCAGCAGAGTGGTGGGATAAGAACCCATGTGTATTGGCATTAGACCCGTCTGGTGGTAATGATTGCGGGATTAATTTAAATATGTTACCACCCAATATTAAAGAAGAACTATTAGATGTAGTTTATGAGAGATTTCAAGGATTTATTAAAGGGCAAGATGGTAAACCAGCTAAAAATCAGGCACCGTTAGGAATAAGCTACGACGGAGCAAAGGGTTTCTTAGGTAGGTTTGGTTTTGATTTTGCAATTAGACAATATATTCCAAGTCTTAAAAAACAACAAGCAGTAGTAGGTTATGAACATTGGTCAAGGATAGCACTTTGCGATTTTACAGATCTAGAAGGCAAGGGTGTTGGAGCCGTAAGAGCTATGTTCAGAAACCATTCAAATAAATGAGATATATAAAACAGAAATAATACTATATTATGGCAGGATTTACTGATAAAAGAAACGGACCATTTAGTTCAAATAGCAGACCATTTAGCCTTTCAAATGCTTTGAAAACGCTAAGTTCTTTCGGTATGCGCTATGATGACATGGTACTTAGACAATCTCAAGCGATTGGTCCAATGGAAGACCAGTTTGGCTATAGAGAGATGAACCCGTTTGGCCTAGACAACGATGATATTTATGGTGCATTTGCTGCACTTTCCATGGCAGATATTAATATGAAGAAGAACGTACCGTTCTTTGATATTGATTATCCTGGTAAAAGAGACGAACTTAGAAGGTTCGCGATGAACGATGAAGTTGAAGATATTCTAGATATACTTTGTGATGAAGCAGTTGTATATGATGAAAAGAATTTCTTTGCACAACCTTCTATTATGGGTCTTGATGTTTCCGAAGAGGTTACCAAAGACCTTAACAAATACTTTAGACAAATCTATCACTATTTTGGTTTTAATGGTGAACAATCAGCATGGTACTTCTTTAGAAAATTCCTAGTTGATGGTTATTTATCATTTGAGATAATTTATTCTCCAGACCAAAAAGAAATTATAGGTTTTAAAGAAATAGATCCAGTAACCTTAATGCCAGGTTTTAATAAAGACGATGGCAAGAAGGTATGGATTCAATATAAAGATGATCCAGTAAAAGAAAGGGTATTATATGATTCTCAAATCATTTACCTTTCTTATTCTTCTCTTTCAACTGCTTCAAGAGTTAGTTATGTTGAGAGATTAATTAGATCGTTTAACCTACTTAGAATTATGGAACACACCAGAGTAATTTGGGCAGTGACCAATGCTTCATTTAGAATGAAGTTTATTATCCCTGTTGGTGGTAAATCTAAAACAAGAGCAAAACAATCGTTAGCTCAACTAATGAATAACTATAAAGAAGTTGTTGACTTTGACTTCGAATCAGGTTCATTAACAACAGACGGCAAACCAATGTTACAATTCTCTAAAGAGTATTGGTTACCTTCTAAAGATGGTGAAACGCCAGAAATTGAAACTCTTGGCGGTGAAGGACCAGACCTATCAGATACCGAAGCACTTAAATATTTTCAAGATAAACTTAAAGAAGTTTCTAAAATTCCTTACAATAGATTCTTATATGAAGAAGATGGTGGTGATTATGCATTAGCAGGCGATGGTATGGTAAGAGATGAAATTAAATTTGCTAAGTTTATTAATAGATTAAGATCGGTATTCCAAGAGATTCTAGTAAAACCTCTTTACATTCAAATGTGTCTTAAATACCCTGAGTTTAGCGACGACCCACAGTTTAAAACTCAAGTAGCTTTAAGATTTAATGAAGAGAATGTATTTGCTGAATTAAAAAATCAAGAAATCATGCAGTTGAGATTAGACTTTATCTCAAGTATGAGAGACTCATTAATGACAACCAACCAAGAAACTATGGAAGAAGAATACTACTTTGACCAAGAATATCTTGTTACTAAATACTTGAAGTTATCTGAAGATGAAATTAGAGCTAATAAGGCTTACAAAGCTAAAGCCCAAAAAGCCGCTGCAGAAGAGCCAGAACCAGAAGATGATGGTATGGGATTCTAATATAGTCCTAGATAATTAAGAAAAAGAGATATATAAAACATGAAGATTTACAAAACATTTAAAGAATTTATTACTGAAGATGCATTAAAAGCCGGAGAAGAATCGGATGTATATGTAGAACCAGTAAAATTAGATTCTGGTGCTGAGATTAAATCAGCTGAGATTTTAGGTGCAATTACGGCATCTAAAACAGAAAAAGAATTTAAAGATTATTTCTTTAACGAATATGGTCAAGATGCATTTGCTGAAGGCGAAATAGACGTTCTAGTTAAATATTATCTAGATAAAGAAACTGAAGACGCTGAAGAGGAGAAAGAAGAAGAGAAGGATGCTGGTAAAGAAGAAGAGGGAGGCGAAGAAGACGATCCTCTAGCAGGCATTTAACATATTAAGATATTTGCATAATAAGACGTGATATATATTAAAAATAATAAAAACCATAGATATGGCAAAAGCTAACGATTTATTAATCGTCGAAATGTCCTCTTCCCAACTGAGCGTAGCTTCAAAGGAAAATAAAGAGTACATTCTCGAAGGTATTTTTGGTGAAATAGACACTAAGAATAAAAACAACAGAATTTATACTGAAGATGAGTATATACCTCAAATCGAACAGTTACAAGACAAGATTAAGTCTTCTAAACTATTAGGTGAGTTAGACCATCCTCAACAATTTGATGTTTCTCTAAAAAATGTTTCGCATATTATAGAGGAACTTTTCTACGATAAAGACTCAAAGCACGTAAAGGGTAAAATTAGACTATTAGATACTGACGCTGGTCGTCAAGCTAAAGCACTAGTTGATGCTGGTGTACCTTTACAGATCTCTTCAAGAGCTGCGGGAGCCGTAGAATCAAACGGTCAAGTTAAAATCAAACAATTATTTACTTATGACTTAGTTGCAGATCCTGGATTTGCTAATGCTGAGTTAAAGAGAGTAAATGAATCTTATGGTTTTGATAATAATTCAGGTCTTTGGATCTACGAAATGAACGGAGAAACTGAAGTTATTGAAAAAGAAATTATTACAACAAACACAAATACAGAAATAAAAGAAAAAAACATGGCAGAATTTGTAAAAGCTGAAGATTTCAATAAGTATTCTGAGTACTTAGCTAATGAAATTAAAGGCATTAAAGAGTCTATCGGAGCTCAAAGCGAAGATAACACGTTAGAGAATGTAAAATCCCATAACGACCATATCGTTGAAAGTGTCAATACTCTATCAGAATATGTTGAGTATTTAGCTGGCAAATTAGATGAGTCAATTCAGTACTCAGAACACGTTGCTGAAAAAGCAGATAAAGGTATATCTTATACTGAGACTATTGCTGAAAAATTAGATCAAGGTATTCAATATACTGAACATATCGCAGAAGGTATTACTAAAGTTAAAGACTTTGCTAATTATTTAGCAGAATCTCATAATGAAGGTGTTGATACAAGTAAAAATCTTTTAGAGTATGTTGAATACTTAAAAGAAAACTTACAGACAGTTTCAGAATACACTGAATATATTGCAACTCAAATCAACGAAAATTTAGTTGAAGAAGAAGTTGAAGATGAATCAGGAGAACCTGCTGAAGAGTTAGAAGATGAAACTGTAAAATCAGATGCTGAAGTTAAAGACGAAGTTGACGCTGCTGAAGCTGGTGAAATGCCTGCTGAAGATGAAGGTGAAGATGGAGCTAAAGAAGTAGCTGAAGAAGATGAAGCTGGTGAAGGTGCTGAAGAAGTAGTTGAAGACGAAGACGAAGAATTCCACTCTGAATCTGAGGAAGTTTCTGAAGAAGAAGATGCAGCTGAAGAGCCTGGTCAAGAAAAAGAAGAAGCAGAAGACGATATTGAAAACGTTGGAGATAATTCAAAAGAAGGTGATGTAGATCCTAAGGGTGACATCGGTGAGCCTGCTGAAGAATTAGAAGATGAAACTAAAGATGTATCTGAAGTTGAGCCAGAAGGTGAAACTGAAGAGGCTGAAGCTGGTGAGGGTGATGAAGAAACTGAAGGTGAAGATGGAGCACACGATCCATTAGAGTCTTACAAAAAAGAAATTTCATCTAAGTTAGATGCATTAGTTGAAGCTGCACAAGTAAAAGAAAATGAAAACCCTGCATTTTTAAATGTAGTATCAAGTTCTATACAAGAAGCTTACAATACACTAAACGAAGATGCAAAAACTGAAGTTAGAAACAGAGTTACAAAAAGAGCATTTATGAATGAGGCGCAAATCAGTGCAATCATTGATAACGCAAATGCTGTTGTTGAAGCTAGAAATGAAGAACCATTCTTTATGACTGCAGCTCCTGCAGAATATAAAGAGAAGTTTGAATCTCTAACTGAAGGAAAACAAAATCAAATCAAAGCTCAAGCGAACTACCATACTCTAAAGACTGAGTATCAAGTTAGAAACTTCTGGGAAACTAGAGATCTAAGAGAGGTAAAAGTTGACCTAGAAAAATTAGCGGCAGTTAACGAATCAGCTACGACTGAGAAGAAAGACGAGCCATTATATGACGTTTCTGGATACGCTGAAAGCTTAAAGAAAAGATTTAAAAAATAAAGATATATAAATTAATCGACGATAAGGGTGACAGAAGCGAAAAACCCAAGCAAGTCGAGTTTCGAGAGAAACATTTAAACAAAAACCAAAAATAATAAAATTTCAAAATGGCAAATTTAATTAACGAAGCTGAAGTTAGAAACACGTGGTCTCCAATCATTGAGGAAGCTACTGGTATTAACGAAAGCTCAAAGCTAGCTTGGATGTCAGAATACTGTCACAATCACAAGCTTTATGAAGATGCATCAACAATGGCTCTAGGGTCTGCTGGTAACATCTTTGGTATGGGCGCAGTCTCATTCCCTGCAGGTGCTCCTGCAAACGGCGCTGCTGGCGCTGCAAAAGGTTCGGGCGATAAAGCTCCAACTCTTTTACCTTTAGCAATGCAAGTTGCTGCACAAACAATCGGTCTAGATTTAGTACCTGTTGTACCTATGGCTGGACCAATGGGTCTTTTATCTTACCTAGACTTCGTATACGAAGGTGGTAAAGTAGCTGGTACAACTGCTCCAACTTACGTGAAAGTTTATTCTGATGACAAGGATGGTGTTGTAACTATTGGTGCTTTAAATGCAGCTCCATTCGCTGAATTATTACCAAAAGCATCTAGAATTGATGGACATGGAATCTACAAATTAACTGAAGCTGGTAATACTAAAGCTAATGATGGTTCTGTAGCTGACTGTTTTAGTGTTGACTTAGGTAATGTAAAAGTAGAATTAGTAAAAGCTTTAGAAGACCATATTCCTGGTTTCTCTGGTGCTGATGCTAATAACGCTCCAATGTCAAGAGGCGTAGGGGAACAAACTCCAGACAAAGTAATGGGCTTAAGCTTATTCTCTAAATCAGTTGCTGCTGAAACTTTCCAAGTTGCTGCTGCAGTTACTAGAGAACAAGTTCAAGATCTTAAACAATTCGGTGTTGATGCTGTTGCTCAAGTAGAAGCAGTTTTAACTAACGAATTAACTCAGTCTATCAACGAGCACATCTTAACTAAGATGAGATCTATCGCTGGTAGTGGTATCGATGATGTTCTTTTCGATACATTAGCTGGTGGTGAAACTAAAGCTGATCAACACAGAAAAATCTTAACTTCTGTACTTGCTGCTGCGAACTTAATCGCGCAAAATGGTAGAAGAGGTGCTGGTAACTTCGCTGTAGTAGGTGGATTAGTAGCTTCTGCGTTACAATCAGTTGCTGGTTTCGTTGCATATCCAATGGCTAACACTGTAAACCAAGTTGCAGGTTCAATCTATCCTTTAGGTTCAATCGCTGGTATTAATGTTTATACTGACCCATCTATCGAATTCGGATCTTTAGAGATCTTAGTTGGTAGAAAAGGTGATGGTAACGGTCCAGGTCTTGTATTCATGCCTTACTTAATGGCTGAATCAGTACAAGCTATCGTTGAAGGTACTATGGCTCCAAAAGTAGCTGTAAAATCTAGATACGCATTAGTTGAAGCTGGATTCCACCCAGGAACTCAATATGAGAAATTCTCAATTGATTTAGGAGATAACGGTGCAACATTACTATAATCTAGTAAAGTTCATATAAATTAGTTAAAGGCCCTCTTTTGAGGGCCTTTTCTTTTATCCAAGTTTTGATAGATATATAAACTATACAAAATTTTTAATTAAAATAGAAAATAACTAACATGGCAAAATTAAATTTAAAGAGCCCCCTAAGACTTATGGAAGATTTTATGGCTGGAGAGATTTCTAAACCACAAGATACAACAGCACCTGCTGTTAAAACAGACTCTAAAACTATATCACTTGATAAAAAATCTCAAGGTGAAAAAGTTAGAGCAGAGATTGTAAAAGACGTTGATACTATTCTAACTAACCTAGAACAGCTTTCAAAACAGATTACAGAAGAAGCAGATTCTATACTAGAAAATACTAATTGGGGAGAATATGACGCCTTAAATGAAAATTTTATGGAAGAGATGTTAAAGACATTTAAGTCTATGAAGTTTCTTGCAAGACTACAGGCTAGTTGGCCAGGACTGTATGCTGATAAATTACAATTAGAACTTGACGCAGTACAACAGCTAGGAGAGTTTGATGAGGACTCTATTGAAAAAACAGAACAAATGCTTGCTAAGGTAAAGGCTAAATATGATAAGAAGAAGAAAGAAATTACAGCATCCGATCAACCAACTGAAAAGAAAAAATTAGCTAGAGAACAAGTTAATAAAGCAT